CTTCCATTGTTTTCCCCTTAATTAAATATCTACAAACATATTTAATTACGTTTGCTTGAAAAGGATTCAAACCATTTTTTCTTATAAATGTCCAAGGTTGAATAATAAAACTTTGGTAGTGAGATCCTCCAATTTGTTTATCTTGAGGAAAAGCTTCATCGAACATATTTTTATCTGACATTTAAACTCCACATAGGCCCTCGCACTCCTGATTGAAAAGATCGGGGCCATCATCATTTTTAAATTTAACTTGATCTAAAGGAACACATTGTCTGTGTACAAAGTTTTTTACTTTAGGATTATGCATTCTCATCTTTTTATCAAATTCTACAGCACTTGCAAATTCTTCTGGTCTATTGTTTCTCATATCAATCCAAAAGTTATCATCATGAAAAGGACAACCAATACATGCTGATTTAACGGGTATCTTAAAACCTTTACCTTCATACCACTTTAAACAATCTGTTCTAGACATTTTTTTATCTATTAAGGGCCATACATTTTTCTGCCACCAAAACCTAGATGGTTTCATTCTCATTATTTCATCGGTTGATATACCAACCCATACTTCTATGTGTTCTGTTTTTGGAAACCTTTGTCTAGGTTTTAAACCACATAGCTCTCTAATTTTTTTTGCAATTGGAGTTATTTTGTATTCTCTCGTGCACTGTCTACGACCCATACCTTTTTTTCCCTTATCATTTAAAGTGTAAAATGGTGCGCTAGCAAATTGATTACCACCTGGTGCTAATGCTTTTAAGATATCATCTTGGATGTTACCTTTTTTTACTATGTGTATTGGATAACTTATTACAGTTTTTAAATACTCTAGGTGTTTAATTACAGGTTCAGGTTCCCAACCCGTATCTGCAAATACAGCTGCGTCAGGCTTAACGCCAAACTCTCCAGCATCTGCCATTAAAGCCATTGTAGAACTTTGGACACCTGCCCCTAAGGACAATATTCTTAATTTAGGTTCTTTATCTGACATAATTAGCCTCATATTGTTTATAATATTTTCCTAATGGAAAGTTATATTGATGATAAGTACCTAGTAGATGTAATGTTTGTTTTGATCTGGTAGCACCTGTGTACCAAACCCTAAGTTCTTTTACTTTCTCTGCTAAATTTTTTTTATCAAAGTGTGATGGAAAATTACATTTGCTCGCCAGGACAACATTATCTGCTTCACCACCTTTGACTTGGTGTATTGTATCTATAATTATTTTAGGTGGTTGTGATAAATCCACACCTTCACTCATAAGTTTTTTAAAATATTGTTTATCTTTATCTTTAAATTTTCTTTTAAACACCTGATTCCATTGACCTTTTTCATCACGCATACCACATCTTAAATGTAATTCATCAAAAGTAAATACTTGATTTGGATGTGCAAAACTCCATTTTTTACTTTCCGTTGACCGGTATCCGTGGTCTATGTTTAATAAATACTCATACATGGTTACAGCCTCTTCTCTAGTTATACTGCCACCATTACAAACTTTCTCCCAATAATTAATTGCAGAAAATTGATTAGGATCAAATGATTTATTATTCTTCTGATCTTGATAATACAGTCCAAGGTTCCTTGCCTCCTGTTGGAGTTCTCTTTTTACATCATTAATTCTAGCCAACACCATCCAACTTCCATCCATATCCCAGGGTACTTTTTTAAGACCACCCCACCTGTACACATGGCCTTCTTTACCGTTAGAGTGAAATTCTTTCTGAACTCTTTTATTACCCATACTATTTAGTAAACATTTGGAGAAGAAATGTATGTTTTTGTTTAATCTAACTGACTTTTTTAACACTAAAGTTTTTCCTGGAAAGTTTTGAAATAGGTCAACATCTGCACCATTCCATTCATAAATTGCTTGATCATCGTCACCTGCAATATAAACTCGTTCTACTGCCTCCGACATTTTAACTACCATATCCCATTGCAAAGGAGTTAAATCTTGAGCTTCATCTACCATTAATATTTTAAAAGGAACTACGAGGCCGTCATCTATAAATTTTTGTACCATGTCAGTAAAATCTAAACGATCCGGTGTCCGTTGTCCTGTGTCCATTTCCATTGTTTTAAACTCCTCATACCCTGCAATAATTGATTTAAACTGTTGTAGTCTAACTGATTTTCTAGGTTGTTGTTTGTAAAGCCACACAGGATCTACCTTCATGTTTCTTGCTCTATCATATATTTGAAGTGACCAATTATTATATACTTTTTGATCATCCCAAGTATCTTTGTAACCTACTTTGACAGTTCCATATTGAGTATGAAACATCAGCAGGTCTGCTTTGGGATCTAATACGGGAATTTCAGCAAACTGTTGTCTGGCCAGAGAATGTAGTGTTCTAAAATATGAGAAAGCATCTTCATCATAACCTTTAAACTTTTGTCGAACTCTTGCAACACATTCGTTAACGGCTTTGTTAGTAAAAGATACATAACAAATCTCATCTGGAGAGTAACCTTTTTCAAGATACCTTTTAACTCTTTTGAGTAAGTTCTCTGTTTTACCTGTACCAGGAGGACCAAATATTTTAATTGTCTTCCCACGCAGCTTTTGCTTTAATAAATTTGACATCTTTATTTTTGTGTTCCATTTGTTTTGGTAGTTTTACAACCCAGTGTCTAGTTTGAATCGCCTTAAACTTAGCTTTAGGAAGTGCCTTACCTTGTTCTAAAAATCTAGTACATTCTTTTTCATTCCAATTGTACCCCATTTTTTTCATGAAAGATCTAAAGGTTTCTAATTTAAATCTCATTTCACCTTCATCTTTCCATATATTACCAGAGTCTATTTGATCAAATTCTGTAGTATCTTCTACATCTTCAATAAATTTTGTCATTCTAGAATTAAATACATCTTCTTGCTCTTCTCCTGCGTTAAACCCTTCCATATCTTGCTTGTTAGTTATTAATTCATCTAACCAATCTCTATATGGATCTGGATCTCTTTTAGAAGGCTTTAAAGTTCTCCAAACAATATCGTAGTTAAGTAATTGTTCACCTAACAACTGCTGTTGGTATAATTGTTTGGTACTAAGTCTAATTGATTTACCTTGAATAGGTAAAATCCAATAAGGTTCTGGATAAGAATTAACTTTTAATAATTTCCCAACTTCTGGTAAGGCTTCGTTGTTACCAATCCCGTGTTTACGTCTTAGACACGTGCTTGATGAACAATGCATTCGTGCAATTGAGGTCTTACATTTATAAGCATATTCTTTATTCTCAACTCCCTTAAAAATATTATTTAATTCTTGTGGATGTAAAGGTTCTGAGCAAACTTTAGTCATTAAATTTCTAGTCCAATCTTCATACATAACTGGGTCTGGATTTATTTTTTTTGCCAAAACCGCTACGTTAAACATTGCATCATTACGACCTTCACCTTTTTGTACTTTATTTTTCATAAAATTTACAACACAAGGAGGATAATCTTTAGTTTCATCATCTTGAAATATTTTTAATTTTTTAAATTCTGCTGGAGTTAATCTGTAATCAGATATAAATTTATATAAATTTTCTAACTTGATTGAGTTACCATCATTATCCATACAAACTCTCGTAGTCATATGAGCTTTTTGATATGGTAAGTTAACAAAATTACCTTTTCTTTTTTTATCCCAATCTTCAGGGCTAAGATCAACTTCATCCTGTGCAGGATAAATGTCTGTAGTTGAATCGTTTACACCTAAGTCTGATGCAAGTTCAATTAATTTTTTTCTCATTGTTGATGCAGCAACTACACCATCAATAAATAAAATTAAATGGAGTCCGTTGGATTTTGATCTGAATGGGATGAGCGGGTATTTCCTTTTCCGTATAACCGATATAACTTCCTTATGTTGTATATTGTAGCGATCAACATCGATGACCCCCCAACTACATGTATTATCATCTCTGATAGGGACACTTCCATAATATGTTTCTCCTTTTAAATGTTCTAACCAGTTTTCCCTGGTCATTGGTTTTGGTTCAACCCAATGTTTGAATTCTTGCTTACCATCACGACCTCTTGTTTGTCCTAATGGTTTTGAAGCGCCAAAATATGTAGTAGACCCCTGGAAGAGTTCTACAAACTCTTCCAGGGTGTTGTCAAGTATGTCCATACTAGAATGGTGTTTTTTCTACTGGTTCCTCTTTACCGTGATTAACTCTTACAGCCCCTTTTTTACAAGATTCGTAAAATTCATAAGCTGCTTTTATGGTGTCTTCACTACCCACAGTACCTAAGTGTTCTATTTCCCAACCATACCAAGAACCTAAATTGTTTTTTTCTAAAACAGTTTTAAGTGAGTATTGTTGAGTAAATGGTGCAGGCCTAAAAAAACCCTTACCATCTTTTTTTTTCTGTCTTAAGGACATCATCATTGAATTCCACTTTTTAGATTTTTTTCTCTGTGTGGATTTCATGGTAATCATCGCTGTGGATGATTTTTCTGGTTCAACTACTGTAACATAATGTGATGCAGTTTCCTCAATATAATTACCATTTTCTAACCTATCCTTACCATCATCACCCCGTGTTGTTTTGGTCATAATGTCTGATCCAGAAGAATATACATTAACAGGAGCAACAGAACCTTTTTCTCTATCTCTCCATTCAATATATTCTAATTTATAATAACAAGGTATAACTGTAATACCTCCAGCTCCATCATATAATTCATCAGTAACTGTATTATAAATCATTCCAGGTCTAGCATCAGGATTAAACTGACTATCTCCTTGAGTTACTTGAGGAGATAATTGTCCCAAAACTTTAAGAAATGGTAATGCTAAACTTTTAGAATCAACATTATCAAATCCCTCATCTGCAAATGATTCAATATCAACATTTGCAACTACACCTGCTTCTTGTTTAACCGATACTTCGTTCGATTGTTCGTCTTTTATTTTCATATTATTACCTATTATTTATTTGTTATTTTCGTTTTATTTGCGATGTACACACCGAACAAATCAAAAGGTAATTCTTTTCCACCTTCGACTTGCTCTTTAACAAAAGCCTTCAAAGTCATTGGTTCAACTTTTTCTTTTTTATTATAGTTGAATCCATGATCTTCACAGACTTTTATTAATTCAGAGACTTGGTTGTCTTGCCCTCTGTTGAATGAAGCGGTTACAGTGTTCTTAATAATATCTTCGAACCCCTTACCTCTTAACCAACCAAAGGCCTCCTCAACACGTGACTCAGGAATTTTTGCTGCATAAAATGGTTTTACTTCTACAGTAGAACCATCACTTAATTTCAACAAAGATACACCTGCCTCCTGCATCATCTCTGGAATTATTCTCTCTTCTAAATCTCTAGCTTTGTGTTTTAAAAGAGATAATTTTTCTTCTTCTTGATCTATTGTTTTTTTTAATTTGTTATAGTCGTTACACTTATCTGTAATTGACTTAACATTATCTTGACTAATGTCTATATTAGACATTGCTTCTATATCTAACTTTTCCATATTTTCCTCCTGAAGGGGTCTTAAATTATTCATTTGATCTTTGCAAGAAAAAAATATAAAAAGTTTTCAAGATGTGGAAATACCCCTATAAGACCAAGCCGTACGAGCATCAACGGAATGCGCTAAACGAATCGGCTGAGAAAAATAACTGGGCCTACTTTATGGAAATGGGTACAGGTAAAACTAAAGTAACTATAGATAATATTGCTTATCTTTATTTTCAAAGAAAAATAACTAGCGTCTTAATTATTGCACCTAAATCAGTTTATACAAACTGGGAGTCTGAAATAGAAACCCATATGCCTGACGTTCTTAAATATAAAATTTATAAATGGAATATAGATAAACCAAAAGATTATTTTAAGATGAACGAATCACCAGACTTAAAAATATTTTTAATTAATGTTGAAGCCTTATCTACTAAAAGAGGCTACCAAGCTTGTGTAGAATACTTACTTAAAAATAAATTAAATTTTGTAGCACTGGATGAATCAACCACAATAAAAAACCGATCAGCAAAAAGAACAAAAAACATTTTATCACTATCCAAAGTATCCCATATAAAGCGTATACTAACAGGATCCCCAATAACAAAA